CGCACCTGCCGCAATTGCTAAATATGGGTTCATTGATTTTAAAGACTCTTGAAACAAAAGTAAGTTTACACCATAAGCAATAAACAAAGCCCCCATTTGTTTTAAAAATGAACCGATTGAACCTAATAAATTTCTGCCCCAATTTTCAAAAGGGTTTTCTTGTGTTACTAATGCTTCACCCATTGCGGCTGCAAAATCAGCAATAGTATTTTGAACAAAGTCTTGCATCATTGTTGAAACACTATTTTTGAATTGATGAAACGCCTCAGCATATCTACTCCATGTTTTTTGAGTTGCTTCAATAAACCTTTCGCCTCCTAAATATTCCGCTTGGTTTATTCCTTGCCAACCCTGAGTAATTGCAAGTTCTGTTTCTAAATAGCTTTTGGACAGTTTTTTAGTGTCCATTTCTACTATATCAAACTTAGTAGGCATTGAACCTCCGCCACCTTTGCCGCCTTTTGCGGTTGCTTTTGCTGGGTCTGTTGTGTTTCCGTTTCTTAAAACAGTTCCCGTACCTTGTTTATTGAATATAGAGTATGGATTTGCAAGGTCTTTTAAAACAGTTCCACTACCTTCAATATTCTTTTTCTTTATTTCACCGTAAACATCATTGTAACCATCTTTAATATTCTGAATAAGGTCTTTAAACCCTGAAACGGCATTTTCTTTTTCCCCGCTTAAAAACTCGCTTATTAATGAAGGAATAGAACTAAAATCACCGCTCCAAATTGCTTTTACGATATTTGCCCATGTATTAAATAATTGTGCTATACCTCCTAGGATTGTTTTGGCTACTATGTAAATTGATTTTAAAATAGTTTTTACCTCTGAAAATAGTTTTCCTAATTGAAACACTACATAATCAATTGCCGCCCCTACAATTACACTATCATTTTTGAAGTCTTTTAAATATTGTATTGCCTCTGTAAAGAATGCCCCTAATGGTTCACGGTATTTTACTATTATAGCAACTGCCGCCCCTATTGCGAACAAATACGGTGCAACTGTAGACAGTACGGCAAAACCCGCTATTATTGCTGGAAATAAGGCTGCTAAACTCCCAAATACTACAAGTAACGGCCCTAATGCAGCAACCAAACCAACGACAACTAATAATGTTTTTTGAACAAATGGACTAAGGTTACTAAACCCTTCCACTAAGCGGGCTATCCAATCCGCAAAAGCATTTAATTTGCCCGATATATCAAAGTTCTTTTCTATTGCTTCCCCTACTTTACCAAGTGCGATTTTTACACTATCCCCCATATTCTCAAAGGAATTTTTAATACCTCCGCTTACTTGGGGTAATTTGCCTAATTCAGTTACTAAAAATTCTGCTAATTGTTTGCCGCTTATTCCCATTGCCGCCAAATCCTCCGCCCTGTTAGTTCCAAAGGCTTCAATCATTAATTTATTGACTTGGGGTAATTGGTTTGCTATTTGGTATAAATCCTGTTGTAAAGGTTTACTTGCGTTGGTTAATTGACTAAATCCCCTTATTGCAAGATCAAAGTTTTCTTTTCCACCTCCAACGGTTGCAATTGCGTTACCGAATGCCATCATCGCGGTTCGTGCATCATCAGCACTCATGCCAATAGCTTGTAAATTAATAGAACCTTTAACCGCTTCTTCTAATCCAATACCTGGTAACTTTGCAACCTCTCTAAGTTTAGAAAATTCTGTTTCAGCTGCTTCGGCACTTCCAGCAAAACTTATTAATCCGCGTTTTAAAGCATCTATTTGACCAAACGCATATAATGAAGCTGCTCCCAATGCCACGATTGGCGCGGTTAAATTCATTGTCATTGACTTGCCTACATCTTGCAACTGCTGACCTGCTCTTTGCATTTGGCGGGCTGCATTTTGTATGGCTGTCGAAAACTGACTTATATCAGCCCCGAATTTGACGTTTACTTTTGCGTACTGGCTCATTTAATTTACTTGGGAATATCTTGTTAAATAATTCCGTGTTTTTTAATATTTCTGCATTTTTAGATTGTTCACGTTTTTCCCAACTGAACAAAACTAAATCCTGCGGGCTTCTTAACCTGTTTTTTGTGTCGTGAACCTTCATTAAAAGAAAGGTTTGCCAACGTGTCATTTCCCACCTTTCGCGGCTTTCTAAGTCGTACTTTTTAAGCCATTGAGTTTGAACTAAATCAAATTCGGGCAAAGTCATATCCCAAAAATCATTTGGACTTATGCCGTATTGACCAACTGCAATTGAATAGAAATAATCTACTCCTACAATATCGGCTTTACCTTCGGCTGCCTTTTGTTTTCCGTTTTCGGGCTAATTCCTTCCGTGATTACTTCCATAACCATTTGCAAGTCTGAAAACTCCAAACCATCCGCAAAGTCATCAAAAGTAAAATCAATCGGTTTGCCTTCGTTTTTTAGTCCGCTTTCAATAGCAAAATAAGCTAATTTTAACATCATACCCAGTTCAGTCGTTCCAACCTCCCCTTGCATGATAGTTCCTATTTGGCTTATCTTTAAACCTGCTTCGGCTTCCCACTTTTCAATAACCCTAAAACTAAACCTTAGGGGGTAATTTTGTTCTTTAAAAATAATAGTCGGGTTCATAGATTAAGATACTGTTCCTTTTGTGATTGCGCCTGTGCCTAAAAATTCAACACTCCATGTAGAATTGTCATTATCGGGGTCTGTTTTTTCTAATGAAGTTACAATAACTGAACCCTCATAGTACTTATCCCCTGTAACTGCTGAACTTAGTCTTAAAGTTACTGCCGTGCCTGTGTTAAGAGCATCGTACATATCTTCAAAACCCGTTCCGCTATCTTCGGTAAACATAGCTTCTGCACTTGCTTTCCAACTTTTAATAGTTGTTAAGTGTGTTTTCCAACCTGAAACATCTTTGTTAGTTGTTTCCCTTGTGTCTGCGCTTACACTAAATGAATTAGTAGTAAGGTGCATAATTTTAACGGTTGCAATATAAATTGCTCCGATAGTTCCTGATGGTATTCCTGTAGTTGCCATGTTTTTATATTTTTTCTGCTTGTTTTAACTCAATTAATTCAATTTCTCTTTCGGGGGTAACGGTTAAATGTGCGCCTATTGGAAAAATACGGCCACCTTCAAATAATTGCATCGGCTCTAATAACCTCACAATATGATCCCCTGTTGTTACTTCTTTTTTCTTTGCCATTATATGTTATGTCTAATGTTATAATCTTGACTTGTTCTGTATGCTTCGCTTAATTCATCGTAATTGGAGTACTGGTCTATAAATACGATTTGTTGTAGTTTAATCGTTCCAACCGTTCCTGAATATCCATCTAATACCGTCCTAACTCTTGCCCCTATTTGGTTTCTTACTATTGCTGTATTAGCGTAAATATCAACTTGTAAACTTGGTTCGTCTAAGGTGCTAACCCCTGACTTTGTTCTGTTTGTTTTATAGGTGTTTTCAGTGAACACAATACAAGCGTTATCAGTACCCTGTGGGGCTACTTCATTAAATATAGCAGTCGTACTACTTAGCATTGCGCATAAAGTAGAATCGCCTGTTAATAATGTGTATATCGCTTCTTGTACATTCATTTTGCATCTAAACCTAATTTTTTTGCATTCCTTACAACGTATTTATTAAACTCAATTGTAAAATCTTCTTTTGCCTTTGGCATTGTCTTTGCGGCTGCGGGTGCAATAAATGGTTTGGCGGCTTGATATTTAGTTCCTCTTTCAACAAAGTAACCATACCAACCATCATTATATTTTCCCTCCATGCCTTCAATGTTTTTACCGTTCTGTATTCCAGCATAACCCGTAACATCTCTCCCTTTACTTGCAAAGGTTTTTATACCTATTGACCTCCGTAAATTACCAATACTTGATACTGTAGAGATTTCTCCGTTTGTTCTCTTTCTTACTCGTTTTGACTTTGAGGCTGTTTTTTTCCTTATCGGTGTTTTTGCCTTAATCGCTAATGATACGGGTTTTAAAGACGATTTAATTATACTCCTTACCATTTGCGTTTTAATCGTATCGGGTAATTTTTTAATCTGTAACATAATAGCATCAAAATTCACCAACTCAACTCCACCCTTTTTTGATGAACTTGAACGTGTGCCTTTTGCCTGATGATATTCCCTAAACCTACTCATACTCTTTTTTCACAAACTAACTTCAAACTTTTATTTCTATCGGGATAATTTACACGGGTAATATAATAATACTCGCTTTTGTATAAAATCCTCATGGCTTCGTTTACTCCCTCTCTGTATCTTATCCACCATTCAACGGGTACGACTGCCGTTTCTCTGCCTTGTTCCAATTTTTCATCACTTACTAACCCTTTAGGATAAGTCATAGTTCCCCAAATCGAAGCTACCTCAGTCCATGTCTTTACGGCTTCACCCATAACATTCTTTGTCATTGTGTAGCTTTGTAGGCTTATTTTTCTGTCAAGTCTACCTATAACCATAACGACCCTT